TCCGGTAAGCGCAACAAAAGACACAACAAATTATATAGGGATTCACTGATGAATAAAATTATAATATTATTGATGGCAGCTGCCACATTAAGCCAGGCCCAGATATTCACTGAAAATTTCAATGATTTTTTAAGAAGGGACCAGGCCGGGATTTCTGCATTTTATATGCATGATTCATTATATCACAAAGAAGTCCACAACAGTGATTCAATCCATTATGACCTGACTGACAATAATCTGGATTTATCCTGGGTGGGATATGGATCATATGCAGAAGTGATTGACAGCACCACTGCCCAGGGTCAGAAAAGTCCCTGGTATAATGGTGGTGGTGCATCCTGGATGAACAATCAAATAGCCGGTGGCGGATCCTTTTATGGCAGATTTCAAAGACCGGATGCCGGATCAGATCTTTTTGAACTGGCAGCCGGTGAAGGATTCACATTAATACACTTTGGATCTTTAAACAGCACCGGATATTCCCTGGGACAGCTTCATGGCAAGTTTCAAAATGGCAGCAATGATTATTGGCGTTTAGATGTATTAACTTCTGCCTATAGGGTCACGGTCCGGGATGACAATGCACATTCTGAAATTGCTGAAACCGGGCAACTGGCAGATTCATCCTGGGCAGTCATAATTGCCACTTTTGATCCTTCCGGATCCGATAGTATTTTTATTTATTTCAATGGTGATAAGTCCGGGTCCACAAATGGTGATGTCAGTGATTTTGATGATGTAATTGCAAATACAGGCGTGCTTTATGCCACCTGGCCAGGTGCAGATACGGATAAAAGCATTCTTCATGCCGGATGGATGTTTTTCAATGATGTGGTATTAACTGAAAAACAGATCAATGAAATGACCTTCCTGGCCTATGGCTGGAAAAGTAAACAGGGGAAAGCATATAGGCCATATTCTGATTATACATTTTTGGATGATCAGCCATTCTTCCAGGGATTCAGTGATGGTGATACAATTTATACGGCCATCCCGGACACCAGTATTGAAACAGGATATTATCTTTCATTGAACCTGCAGGCAAAAGGTGCATCTGGTGGTGAAACTGTTTATGCATACATTGGTGATTCCGGTGGCCGGAATTCAGATCTGGGCCAGATATCTGTGACCGGTTCATTTTCATCATATGAAATGAATTTAGGGACCATTAGTGTCAGTGAAGATTCAATCTATTTTTACACAGGATCCGGTGAAACTGTTTATATTGATTCAATCAATCTGACAACTGCAGCTGATGCCGGTGAATCAAAATGGCATCCGTTCAGAAAAAAGAAAACAAATCCATGGATCAAATGGAATAAATAAACCAATTAAAAGAAGGGGAAGATGATGAAACAAATATTTATAATAATTTCAATGGTCCTGGCTGTCCTGGTCTATGCCAGAATCACAGAGCAAAATAATATGTTCGGGACAGATGATGAACCGGCTGCCCTGGACACATTGACAAATGCAGACACCAGCCAGACCAGGACAATCATCTTTGATGAACCGGATGAAATGGGTGGATCCATCAGCGTCAGTGGATATATTGTAAACCTGACCGGTGACACAGTGGCAGTCACACCGGAATGGGCCAGGGTCTATGCCAAATATGACACCAGGCTGGGACCGTGGCATGCCTTTGCAAAGGTCAGTGGTGCATCTGCCACCACAATTACCTGTGCAGCCGGGACAGATTCAATCAAATATGAACTGAATATATCTGATGAAGCTGCCTGGCAATTTGGCTGGGGATATGCTGTCCGGTATATAGCATCCGGAACACACACAACAAAAATTGAAAGCATAGGAAGTCACAGATGAATAAAACAACATCCATTCTGATGATTGTGGTGATCATCCTGGCAGTCTTCACAGTGCTTTATTTTGTGAAACCCAGAGTGGTGACCACATATGAAATGGTGGAAAAGATTGACACCCTATATTTCACCATCAAAGAAACAGCACCACCGGACACGGTGGAAGTCATAAAATGGATTAAGATCCAGCCACCGGTGGATTCCATCCGTGTGGTGGATTTAGATGCCATGATTGAAAACCGTGGAACAGAAGATGAAGGTGTGATCATTATCCATGACATTCCGGATCCCAGAATTCCACAGCCGGATCCATTTTATGTTCCATATCACAGATCCGGAAAGAATTTTAAATCAAAATTCCTTGTGGGCCATGTGGATGCATTTGCACCATGCCTGGTGGATTCATTTAAAATCACCACCAGCCTGGACCGGCAGGCATATCTGAAATTCTTTGAATCTGAATATAAATCAATTCTTCCTTTGGGTGTGGATTTCATGGTGTCTGGTGGATTTGGAAACCAGGGTCCGGCCATAGGTGCCGGTGTTTTTTTTAATCAATATGGGATCCAATATATCCGGCATGGTCCTGATAATATGTTTCTGGGCCATTACCGTTTCAATATATGGTGAAATCCGGTGCCAGATTAACAGAACCAGGGTAAATTTAAAAGATCTGATCCCATGTATATAAAACCATTAACCTGGATGATAAAGTGGCTTAGAAGCCGAATATGGAAGCCATTTTCTTCATCCGGAAAGGAAAATATGCCAAATCAGCAAAACTGGACACATATTGCCATCCATCATTCCCTGTCAGAAGATGGCACTGTCTTTAATTGGCGTGCTATCCGGAACTGGCATATAGACCACAACGGATGGAAGGATGTGGGATATCATTATGGCGTGGAACTGATCAATAATACATATGAAGTCCTGGTGGGCAGACCACTGAATGAAACCGGTGCACATATCAAAGAAAAGAACATGAACCGGAAGGCAATCGGAATCTGTTTTGTGGGAAACTATGACAACAGTGCACCGTCCACTGAAATGCTGGATGTGGCCAGCAAACGGATCATCATTCCACTGATGGACATATTCAATATTGACCAGAACCATATTGTATTTCACAGGGATTATGCCACTTATAAATCCTGCCCTGGAAAGATGTTCACCAGGCAACTTTTGCTGAATTCAATCATCAAATTAAATTCAGGTTTAACTTAATATTTTTCTTGCCTTTCCGATTATAGTCTATTATATTTAGACTACCCGGTCACGGTGAACCGGGAAGACATAAAAATCCGGAAGGAAAGGCAAGAAATGACATCCCTGGAAATTTTTAGGACACTGCGGAAAAAGTCAGTGAATAAACTGATCACGGAAGCAGACCTAAATAAACAGACCTACTATAATTTCATATCTGGCACAAACAATATTTCATATCAGGTCATCCAGAAATTTGATGATGCCCTGGGCCTGGCCGGATTCCTTCATATATCATATTTATTTGACCGGATGCATGCATCCGGGATCCGGCTGCAGCCGGACCGGACACACTTTCCACATAGGGAAAAATACAAGGTGTATATTCATCTGATGATGAAATATCACCCTATTTTCAAACAAACAGAAAGGTGGCAATCATGAAGACGTATCGGATTCCTTTGTCCAGGACCAAAGATGGCAATGGTCCCATCCACACCATTGATGTGGTGGCAATCAATTCACAGCAGGCACAACTGCAGGCAGAACTGGACCGGATCCGGGCAAAGAATGGCCATGGTGTGACCTGGGATGAAATGCAGTTTGCGGTCCAGTGGAATGCCTATACCAAAAAGACCGTATTATATGGATCATTCAACCGTGACATTCCCAAAAAAACCATTGAACCGGTCCGGTGTGCACCACAGGGATCTTTCACCCAGAAATATGGTGGCAAATCAGAAAAAACAAAGGCAGCCAGATCAGACACACCCAGGGGATTTGGCAAAGCATTTTATCTGGCAAATACAAATCATTCGGAACCGTGGGCAGCTTAAAAATGAAAGGTGAAATCCAGGTAGATGATATTGACCTGGGTGTTTTTGAATTATAATAAAAAGGTGGTGGCAAATGAAAGAATCTTTTATTGACTGGAATCCGGCATCCAAAAGCCGGGAATTATTATCCATTGCGGAATCTGTCATTGACAGATATGCTGCACAAGGATATGATTTGACATTAAGACAGCTGTATTATCAGATGGTGGCCGGTGGCCACATCCCAAACAATGTCCGGCAATACAAAAACCTGGGCAACCTGGTGAATAATGCCAGGCTGGCCGGATTGATCGACTGGAAACAAATTGATGACCGGGTCAGGGTGATTGAACAGAATTCACACTGGTCCGGTCCTGAATCAATTTTAAGATCAGCCATTTATTCATTTTATATGGACCACTGGATAGACCAGGAATGGCATGTGGAACTGTGGTGTGAAAAGGATGCTGTCAGCAATATCCTGCAGCCGGTGTGTGAAAAGCATGATATCATCTTCCTGGCAAACAGGGGATATTCATCCCAAACGGCCATGTACAAAGCATATAAAAGATTCAGAAACAGGATCCGGGATGGGAAATCTGTGGCCCTGATATATTTTGGTGACCATGATCCATCTGGTCTGGATATGGTCCGGGATATCAGTGACCGGCTGGCAATGTTTCTGGGTCCTGATGACAACAGAAAAATGGAAGTTGACCATGCTGCACTTTTAAGGGAACAGATTGAAGAATACAATCCACCGGAAAATCCGGCAAAGACCACAGATTCAAGATATGAAAAATATATCACAGAACATGGTGATTCATCCTGGGAACTGGATGCATTAAGTCCGGAAGTCCTGGAAGAAATAGCTGAATCACACATCCTGAATTATATGGATCAGTCTGCCTTTGATGCTGTGGATGAATTGATTGAAAAGGGCAAACAGGATCTGGAAAAAGCCTGGGAAAAATTCCAGCAGGAAGGGGATGATGATGAAAATGATCAATAATATCCGGACCTGCATGGAACTAAAAAACACTGAATTGAAGATCACCTGCACAGGTGGAATTTATCATTTTAATCAGTATGCAGATAAAGAATTTATCAGATATAAATCTGCCAGGGAAAACCTGGCCACACATCATAAAATCATCTATTCATTATTGAAATATTTTGACATCATATAGGTGGCAGCATGTATATAAAAGAATTTAAATATGATGGATTTAAGCTTTGTGCATTCAGTGATGAAACACCAATAAACCTGGTGATATTTGAACGGCAGCCGGTCCATATTCTGCAGCACCTTCATGGCCGGGATGGGCAATCGGTTCATCCTGGCCAGAAGATCCTGGGCCTGATCTGCAATAAAACATCTGCAGGATTTGGTTCATTGAATGTTTATTCCGGATGGCTGGAATACCGTGGCATGGTCAGCATAAAAAATGAAACACTGGCCATATTCAAAAACAATAAATCAGACCGGCCACTGGGATATATTTATTTAAAGTCTTCAAATCCACTGGAACCCGGCTGCCTGTTTTATCTGAATTATGCCGGATCCGGCAGGATAATTGAGATTGACAGAATCATATTTTATAAAGGGACATTATGATGATGGTAAAATCAGAACAATATCCGGAAGGTGAAATCCATCAGACAATTCCGGAAAGATACCTGTGGCGTGGTCCTGATGGCAACTGGTGGCTTTATTATGCAAATAAAATCTTCAATGTCCATGTCATTGACCTGGACAGATATGGAATTAACTATAAACTTCAACCAGGTGACCGGAAACTTTATCCGGAAATATACAGGCACTTTGAAAAAGTCCTGGCCGGTGATTTCTTCCGTGGTCACCCAAAAAGAAAGGTTGGGTGATATGACATTCAAGTCAATCATTGCATTAAAACAAAATTCTGCTGGATCCAGGATATCCATGTCATCTATGACATATAGGACAACTGCATATTCCGGCAATAAACAGTGTACCATCATTATTCCATATCCTGCTGCTAAAAAGGCTGGAATTGAACCAGGAACACTTGTGGAAGTGGCATATGATGCAGAAACAAACAGGGTCAGGTTGTCTGTGGCCAGTGACATCAGATGTCCCAGGGTCCACTGGCATGGGAAGCACAAAAACCACATCCGGACACAGTTCAAATTATATCCTGACTGGCTGCCAGAAAGACCAAATGGTGTCCAGATCACTGCCTGGGAATATCAGAAGGGAATCATATTTGAACTACCTTGAAAAAAGGATCTGCAGGGATTGTGGTCACCGGATGTTTTCATTTGGTGTTTATCTGATCAGATGGACATTCACCGGCTGGGTCTGCACTGTGTGTGGCCGGACCATCTGGAAAAAGGAAAAGGTGGTGGCAAAATGAAAGTTGTTTGTGCGTGGTGCAAAAAGGTGATCCATGATGATCCCGGATCTGATGAAATATCACACGGCATCTGTGATGAATGCTATGCCGGACAGAAAAAGGAACTGGATCATATCAGGGAAATCACCAGAAAGGAATATCCCGGAACATGGACAAAAGACAATTAATAAATCTGGCATTATTCTGCACTGTCATGATCCTGGTCCCGGCTTTTGTTTTTTACATTGAAAATTTTGGCCATGGCTTAGATCATTTATTTAATCAACTGAAATCATTCTTTAATTAGAAAGGAAGGTCAATATGGAATGGATCCGTGGTGTGCATATAATTGAAAGGCCCATTAAAGCTGACAGGGTCCCATCTGGTGATGTGCTGATAAGCCACTGCAAAGACAATATCAATGGCAAAATATATGACACATATTCTGTCAGCATCAACACCCTGGGGACAGAAAATATCTGCAGCTGTTATAATCTGGATGTGGCCAAACTGGTGGCTGAAAAAGTCCTGATGAACCGGATTGAATTCATCGAATTATTCAAAAGGATAAAAGATGGAAAATCCGGACATTAAAAAACTTTATCCCACACCATTCATCCTGGTCCTGTGGATCTGTCCGAAATGCCGGGCAGATCTTTACAGGCACCCAGATCACTATGAATTCCAATGCCACAAATGTGGTGCCAAACTTAGAGTGAAATAATATGAAATATCCATATTGCGAACAGTGCCGGAATTATTATCCGGATCTGGTCAGTGAAGTGGTCAGGCAGATCTGCTGTGAACACTGCAAGGGTGTCAATATGAAAAGGAAGGATAATAAAACCAGTAATTTTGAACCGGTCCGGGATGGACGAACAAAGAACATCCCTGGTGAACAGATCAGGATAAAATTATGAGCTGGCCAAAAAACATTTCATCAGATATAATCATGGCCCATTTAAAAGAAAGGGATGTGCAGGTCCGGGTAATAAATAAATTGACAGAGATATTAATTGAATCAATCCCAGGAATAACGATTGAAAAAAAGGGTGATGGCCACATCTATGTATGCAGGAAATGTGGATCCACATTTTTTATTCATCCTGGATCATGTCCCAGGTGCCTGCAGATATTCATGAACAAAATGAATCATCAAAAGAAAAGGGCAATTTATGAATATAGGGAAAAAAGGGCAGCATCATTGGATGCTGGACAAAATCTGTGTCCACAAATGGACACAGATCCCTGAAAAGTATGCCATTTTTGTTCAGTATAAATGCACCAGAAAAGGATGTGACCGGAAGGTTGACTGTGCCCTTGAAATGCCTGCACTACTATTAAAACTATTATCAAAAAAGGATTGCAATGGCAAATGACTATGAAGAAGTAAAAAGCCGGGTGAACATCCTGGACATCATCCGGTCTGAAATATCGGGCCAGGTCAAAAAGGTGGGCATCAACTGGTTTAATCTGGATGAATGCCCTTTTTGCCATGGCCATGACTGTTTCAGGATCCATGCTGCCCGGCAGTTCTATAATTGTTTCCAGTGTGATGCCGGTGGATCCGTTTTCAATTTCATCCAGGACCTGCATGACAAATCACCATATGAATCCCTTCAATATCTGGCCGGTAAAATAGGGTATAATTTGCAAAACGGAAAACCGGAAGATGATGGATCAGAAATTAGGCAAAAGATCTTCCAGGAAGCTGCTGCCTATTACCATCAGAAATTGCTGGATGATGAAAAAGCCAGATCCTGGCTGTCCAGGAATCGTGGCCACACCCTGGCAGCCATTAAAACTTTTCAGATAGGGTGGTCCGGATCCGGGAAAAACAGCCTTTTAAATCACCTAAAAAAAACATTTAAAAGCCAGGACCTGGTGGCATCCGGTCTGGTCCGGGACCGGGATGGCCAGGTAGGTGATTTCCTGCCTAAAAATGTATATATCTTCCCACATTTCATCAATCAGAAGGTGTCACACTTTACCTTCAAAGATCCCTTGAAAAAATTGCAGTATCAGCTGGCAAATCAGTATAAACTGAATGGACATTTGTTCTATGGCCAGAATGCCTTTTATCATGAAACGGTGGTCCTGGTGGAAGGTGAAAATGACCGGGTCACATCAATGCGTGTGTCCGGTGACAAAAACATTGCTGCCATCATCGGCCAGCCATCACATGAACAGATTGATTTCATTAAAAGATATTGCCGTGGCAAGAAAATATATCTGTGTTTTGATATGGATCCGGCAGGTGAAAAGTACACCATGAAACTGATAAATGAACTGACCGGCCATGTCCAGGTGATGGTGATAAGATTCCCGGAAAAAAAGGATATTGATGAATATTTAAGAACACTTAAAACGGATCCGGCTGGTGAATATTTTTCCCTGGTGGAAAAAGCGGTGGATGGAATCCAGTTCCAGATCCAGTGTCTTCCGGACAGTGATGAAACCATAAAGATATCACAGATATTAAAGCCAGTCCTGGAAAGAATTGCCAAGGTGGAAGATGATATTTTGGTGGAAGGATATCTGGAAATAATTAAATCAAAATATCCAAAGGTGGTGGTCCGGACAGCAATCAAAAAACAGATTGATAAAATGAAATCTGCCTGGCAGGTTGAAAAGGCAGAAAAGAAGGAAATCCCAAAGGATGATTTTGGCCTGATCGAACATGAAAACTGCTATTTTAAAAAATCTCATGATGGCAGCACCGTGAAGATCAGTGATTTTGTTTTGAAATTGCGGAAGATCTTTGTCATGGATGATGAACTGCATTATGAATGCATCCTGAAAAACCAGAAAAAGGAAGTATCCATGCCTGTCATATTTTCACCGGAAGACCGGATGGGTCTGCAGCAGTTTAGACTGAAATGTGGTGCCCAGGGATCCTTTTATTTTTATGGGACACAGGCAGAAGTTTACCGGATCTGGAAGTATGAAGAAAACCAGGCCAATATCAAGGAAGTGATTCACTATATCCAGAAATATGGATATGTCCAGGAACACAATCTGTGGCTGTTTGAAAATTGTGCAATCAAAAATGGGAAGGTCCATGAAATAAACCAGGATGGCATTATCAAAATTGACAGCAAAGGATTCAAAGCAAAGGATGTCCTGGTCTATTCCGGTGACACACCCACTGTGAATGTCAAAGAAGATCCAGATCCGGAATTCATGAAAAATGTCATTCATCATTTTCACAATATGATCGATGATGGGAAGGAAGATTCATTCAAGGGATTCCTGGCCCTGGGATTCATGGCTGCCACCGTGTATCTGAATGAAATATCAGCAGTTCATAAATGTTTTCCATTCTTTTATCCATATGGACCATCCGGGACCGGCAAGTCTGCCAGCACGTCAATCCTGCTGTCATTTTTTGGATTTGATGGCCGGTCTGAACCATGGGAATCTGCCACACCGGATGGCACCTTCAAATTTATGGAACAACTGTCCAGCCTTCCTGGATGGTATGATGAATATTTAAACAGTGCAGACCGGAAATCAATCAAGATGCTGGGCATCACAAAAAATATATATAACCGTATCGGTGCAGGGAAGGGTGGCATCAAAAAAAGGCAGATCAACGTGGTCAATGGCACATTATGGATTTCTGGTGAAGATTCACCGGTGGACAAGGGTCTTCTGTCCAGGTGCGTTGTGGTCCGGTTTACGGAAATAACAGAAAACAAAACAGCATCCTGGAAGTGGCTGCAGGAACATCAAACCAGGCTATCATCCATCATGGTCAAGTTGATCCGGGAAAAGACAGTGGCCCAGAAGGAAAAAGTCCTGGATGCCATTGAAAAATTCATCAGCCACATTAATCAGAATGGTGTGGGTGATAATAGGACAGCCGTGAATTATGCCATCCCGGCAGCCTGTTTCTGGCTTTTGGATCATCATGATAATGACCAGGAATTCATGGATTTTGTGGTGGACCAGTGCAAACAGGAAAGGACCAGAAAAGAAGAAGAAGACATCACGGTCAAATTTTTCAATGACCTTTCATATATGCACAATAATGGCCGGACAAAAAACACCATCAGCGTTGATAAATTTGAAGGTGTCATGTACATCTGCTATAATGAAATTTATAATGACTGGATCCGGCATTTAAGGGAACAGGGCACCTTCCAGATCTTCAAAAAAACAACAATCCTGGATTATCTCAAAAATCTAACCTATCACTGGCCATTGAAAGACAACCGGGCAAAATTTGGTGATTACCGGAAAAGGGCCATTGCATTTAAGCTGGATAAAATGCCCATTGAAGTCAGAGATCTGTTTGATTCAAGGGAAGATGTCTGGGATGAATAAAAACCATTCACACAAAATGAAAGGAATTATCATGAAGACATTAACAGCAATCCTTTTTATTCTGCTGACCATGGTCATGTCCTCCAGCAGCCAGAATCTGGTGCCCAGGGCAGTGGAATATGATTATCCACACCTGGCCGACTATGCAGATTCATCAATCTATTTTATTTTATATCAGAAGGCAGATCCGGACACGGTATTTTCAGCCATTGATACCAGTGAAGTTCAATCCCTGGAAATGGACCTGGTGAAGAAGACCTGGCTATATGATTTCACATGGCGTGAATTTTATGTCACAGCCATCCAGCATGAACAATCATGGCCGGATTCAAACTGGTCATTTGAATCTAATCCAAGCAATGTGGTCAGGGAATATTTCAGGGCACTGCCACCGGCTGGCCTGGACACAACCAATGGAATTGCCATAAAACGGATAAATGTGGGTGAAATTCCGGGATTATGATCAGAATGCCAGAATTCTTGCCGGTATGGGCCACTGTTAAACGATCCTATCCCGGCCATATGAAACCATTAACCATATAAAGAAAGTGGCTTAGAAGGCGAATATGGAAGCCACTTTCAGGAAAGGATCCAAAAAATGGAAAAAATCATCATATCACTGATCACACTGGCCATAATTGTGATATTTTTCTGGCTGCTGGCATCCATCAGGCAGATCCTGGGAAGAATTCTGGATGAATTTCGGAAAGTGAACAATCCAGCACTGCACCCACCATTCCATTTAAACTGCAGATCAAAAACCATTCCGGTCCATGAAAATGAAACTGAAATAACAACAGAAATGGTGGACCGGCTGAAAGGTCCATATATATCATAAAATGGGGCATGACCAGAATATATATCAAAAAACCGGCAGCCATAAAAATGATGAAAAGCAAATCCGGCTGTCCACTATTATGTATAAATATACAATATATATATACTTATACATGGACAACCAGTGGACAAACGGTGGACAAACGCTGGACAAATGGACAACCAGTGGACAATCATGGTCAGGCTGTCCATGCAATGTCCATGGGTTTGGCCAGGTTTAAATTAATTAATATCATATAATTATGTCCTGCTGTGGACAGTGGGACAGTAAAAATGAATATAGGGTGGCCTATGGAAACACCGGAAAATTTGGGAAAAAAGAAATCTGATCATATGGAATATGTAAAAATCACCCAGGCAAAAGTGGCTGAATTGATGGGTGATCATGCTGATCAGATCTTTGAATGGCTGGAAAAAACACATCCGGATGAATACAAGGCCCTGGTCACGGAATGTTTTGTGGATGAAAACTATGCCAGGACCAAAGATCCGGAACAACTGAAAAATGATCTGCGTGCATGGTATAAAAAATGGAAGACATCAATCAAAGAATGGAAAGATCTACATGGAAATAAAAACATATGAAGGATATTTCACCTTCACCCTGGATGACAGGGATTTCAATCAATATTCATATCAAAGGATCCTTCAATTTTTGGCAGCTGTCAAAAGATCAATTCCTGTGGATGGCCGGAATTTTTATGATGCTGAAAAGACCTGGCAGATCCTGGATGAATACAGAAACACATTTCATGAATTAAAGGATCGATATCTGGACAAATCACAAGGGGAATTATTATGAAAAAATTCTTTTATCTGGCAATATTCTTTTTATTTATGGTCCCGGTGATGAATGATATGGAAGACACCCTGGCCTTTCATTATGAAGAATCAGTCTTCAATCCGGGCACAAAGGATGATCCTGATTATACATCATATTTTTATCCAGACTGGAAAAGAAGATATAATATTAAAACAAGATATGTGGATATCTGGAAAAAGGTGCCCTGCCCTGGTGGTGACACATTGATGGTTATAATAGGAACAAATCCTGTCTATGAAATTATATCTGGAAAAACATTTTTTAACATCAGGACCGGGACCTGGGCGATTGATTATTTTCTTGAAATTCCAGCCTTCTTTTTTGATGGATGGCACCTGGCAAAACAATTCAGGTGGTGGATGATTTTCAATTTTGGATGGTTTTTGTGTGTTTATTTTATACTGGAATCAAAGCCAGGAATCCATCCGGCATCAGTTGTCATTGTGCCCAGAAAATTGAAAAAGGAAAGAATCATCAGGAAATGGTCTGCCGGGAAGATCTGGACATATACATATTTTCACTGGCTGATCAAATATGCTGTGATGGTTTACCTGGTGCACATGGCTTTTTTTGGATCACTTTTCACGGTGGATATATAATGGCCGAATTGAAAGATATCCTGGAAGAATTTAAAAAATTCAAACTGGTCAACCAGGACAAAAGGGAATCATCTATCATCAGATATCTGATGAACATCCGGGCATTCTTCAAATGGATCAGGAAGGATGATCCGGACCAGGTCACAATGGAAGATGTCCAAAATTATATCATCCATCTGAAAGTGGACCAGAAAAACAGCGTGAACACCCAAAAGATTAAACAGGCATCCATCCGGATTTTTTATGACTGGTATTCAAAAAGATATCATATGAAGAATCCATGTGAACTGATTGGACCTATCCAGGAAGAAATCAAGATCCCATCTATGTTCACACCGGATGAACTGACAAGGATGGTTTATTCCTGTGATACATCAAAAGCCATAGGAAGAAGGGATGCAGCCATCCTTTGTCTTCTGGCAGACACCGGGATCCGGATCAGTGAATGCCGGGCATTGAATCTGGGCAGCATTCAGATTCATGAAAATAATTTTGCCCTGGTGGTGCCCAGGGTGAAAAGCCGTGAAAGGATGGTGCCCTTTGGATATCTGACAGCAGGCGCAATGGTGGCTGAATTCTTTGCTGCCTATTATCAGGACATTAAATATGTTCAGAACTTCAAAGATAATGATCCACTGTTTGTTCAGTATGGTCCAAAAGACCATGGTGACCGGCTGAATATTGCCGGTCTGAAAGGTGTCATTAGAAGGGCCAGGAAGAATGCCAATATCACAAAGCGGATCACTGCACACAGTTTCCGGCATTTCTTCGGGACCTATTCAGTAATTCATGGCACCAGGGTGGAACAGCTTAGGTTGCTGATGGGCCATGCCTGGCTGGAAACCACAATGCGATATATCCATATTGCTGATGTGATCAGTCCGGAAACTATAAAGCACCGTGGCACCACAGATCTGCAGGCACCGAAACACCAGGTGGGATTTGTGCAGATCTTAAAAAAGGCCAGGGAAAAACTAAACCTGGATGGTGCCAGATGATAATCAATATATGTGGCAGCAGGGCCATGCATGGCCGGTGCAACCATCCACAGTGTATGTTTCACCCTATTACCAGGCATCATGACAGATGTGTGGATCTGGTGGCCAGAAAGGGCAGAAAAAGACCTGTCTGTGATCATGGCAGGAATTGTATTGATGCCTGCATCTATTCATTTAATGATGAAAGGAATGATCAATATGAATTGCTATCTGTGTGACAACCAGGCAGCATCAATCAGATGGTCATCTGATGATGATGATGTGAAGATCTATGTGTGCACCAAGTGCAGGGACCAGGCCATCAGGGTCCTGGAATTCAGTCCACTGGTCCATTGCAGATACTGTGATCAGAAGATTGCATTTGTCAGGACAGAAAACAATAAGACCATGCCGGTGGAACCACAGCCGACACTGGCCGGTGGTACAATCATCAATCACCGTGGCAAAACATTAAAGGATGCAGCACCAGGAATTCTGGGATGGATCCCGCACTTTGCCGTGTGCCCATCATATCCTGGATCCAGAAAGGTGGGCAAAGACCAAATAATATAAAAGATCCCGGATCCGGACAGATCTTTTCTGTGATGGGAACTGAAACGATTCTTACAATAGTATAGTATTAAAAGGATTAAGCACATTGATGCACCGGCACACACCCATCCGAAAAACAGTCATCCACCGAAATCGAAAAACAGACAGAATGGCAGAAAATGTAAAAGTGGGGGACTAAGCAAATCAGTAAGACTATAATAAATAAACACTTAGAGAAATGCCAAAGTGTTATATAATAGCTATTATGTAAACTAAGGGTGGAAGGGGCCTTTGAGTCTTTGGAAGGGGCATGCCTGTTTCTTCCCAGGAAGACAAGGCCACAGGACCTATTCTGAAAAATAAAAAAAAAGAAAGGAATAAATTATGAAACCAGAAGATGAAATCATGACCCAGGTTAAAAAAATATATGCCGATGAAATTGAAAATCCGGATCTGGGATCTGGTTATCACCGGGTAATAAATAAAAGAAGGCCATCCATCTGGTGCTGGATCTTTCACCGGACATGGTGGATCTGGGCACCACAGTGGATCATCCTGCCATCAGGCACATATAAGACACCGGTATATTGCACAAAGTGCGGTGGCTGCTGGCCAGGCTAGGAAGTATCTTTCAAGGGGATTGAATTATGACAAAGACAAAATGGTGTGGCCAGGTCATAAATGAAATTGAACAATCATGGACCAGGGCAAAGGCTGATTATTCTATTATAAATCATCAGTCAATGCTGCTGGTGAAGGATTTTTTAAAGGATATAAGAAAAATCAGGAAAGCATATGAGTCTGAAAACAGATCACATAAAAGAAGATAAATTTTATTCACTGTGTGAAGCTGCCGGGATCCTGGATGTTCATTATAACACCATCCGGTCCCGGATCCGGAAGGGTGTTCTGGCTTACATAAAAGAACCGGAAGGACAATACCGGATCCAGGGTCAATTTTTAATAGACTATCTGCAGCAGCACCATCATACCTGTGACAATACGTGACAAATATTGACATTGGCCTTCTTTTTGGCATATAATATGTGGAATTTAATGCCACCGAAGTCAAAAAATGCCAGTTTTGCCACCACACTGGCCCAGGATAACCATATCAGATCAGGCCAATGGTCTGATATGGGCCTGGACCAGAAAGTGGCTGAAAACTTAAATATGAAGGCCATATGTGACAGAAAAAGAATCAAAACACTTTTTTTGCCCACCCTGCCGGGAATACTTCCGGACCAGCCAGTGGATTGAAGACCAGGAAAAGGGTCCTGTGGCCCATTGTCCTGTCTGTCAGAAGGCTGTCCATGAAGTTCCACATTATTATGCAAATCTGCAAAAAATGTGGGATAATGCAACTGGTCCCACCACATCCACCGGAAAGAAAAGATCATCCCTGAACGGATATAAACACGGATTAAGATCCAGGAAACTTCATTTGATGGCACCGGCCATCACCGGAAAATATCCGGAATGCACCGGCTGCCCATATTTTGAAGAATGCAAATCTGATTTCCAGTATTGCCCTGTCCAATTAGGGCCTGTCATGCAATTTCTGCAGGCATGGGAAAATGGCCAGGTGAATGATTTGAAACAAATCACCGGCATCACACATGCCAGGGTCTTTCAGATCCTGTCAATGTCCCTGCAGCAGATATTTGAAAAGGGCACATTGCAGCCAAAAAAGATCAGCGAAAAAATAAACCAGATCCGGTCAGACGATGATGATGATCCGGAACACAAATATGATCACATTGATGAAAGGACCACTGTCCTGGAATGGCAGGAGAATCCACTGATCAAAAGGATCCCGGAACTGATGAATGTTCTGGGCATGACAGCTGAACAGCAGATGATGACACCGGCCAAAAAACAGGAACAGGACAATATTGAAGGATATCTGCGGGGTGAAGAATCAAAATCAGAAGATCTGAAAGAATTTATGCTGAATCAGAAAAAACAGATGCAGGATCTGAAGGATAAAATATCAACAGCTGTGGATAAAAGATCAGAAGACCGGGCCCTTAAAAATTATGAAAAGCAGAAGGCTGCTGAAAAGGATGAATCATGACAACCAGGGCATCATTGCGTGTGGAAGAAGCTGTCATGAAATTCAAGGGCCAGCCAGCACTTTGGATAAAAGACAAGACCGGAAAGACAGCAGATCCATGGCAGGTGGTGGCCATGGAAGTGATCAAAGAACATCCCAAAGTTCTGCAGGTGTGGCCACCCAGATTTGGGAAGACCTGGGATATGGAAGCTGTCTGCTTAGAAGAAGTGGCCACAAATCCATATGAACGTGAAATGATTTTTGGTCCTGTCCAGAAGCAGGCAAACAATGCCCTGAAAGAACAACTGGAATTCATTGAAATATCTGAAATCCTGTCTGCCTGGATTGCGACCAGAAGGGGAAAAAGGCAGATCAGTGAAACAAAGTATGAATTCATAAACCGGTCCGGTGCTGAAACATTTGGAATCAGATCTAATTTTGATAGTGAAAACGCAACCATATTGCGTGGTGAAGAATGGGATGACATGGATCTGGAAATCTGGACAAACAGAGTGATTCAACGTGGTGGCCGGAAAAATGTTTCAGGTCTGCCGTTGCGGATCCGGCTGTCCGGGACCATTCAGTGGGGAAAGGGACCAGTATTTGAATATGACCATGATCCGGGATATGTGACAGTCCCGAAATTTGATATTTATGATGGTCTGGAATTTGATATTTATGACAAAGTGGCCATTGAAGAAATCCGGGACAAATTGACAGATGACCAGTGGCTGCGGATCTATCTGCTGAAATATACTGATGCAAAGAATTTTATCTGGGAAACACATTTGCGTGAATGTCTAATGAAGGCCCTGGAAATAGGATGGCAGGGTGTGGAATACCGGTCCATCCCATACAGGCCAAAAGGGACCGTATATCTGGGTCTGGACATGGGCCATTCAGGCGAAGGTAAACAGCATTCAGTTTATAGGATGGATTTGATTGAAGTCATTGGTGATGTGGGCCTGTGGCTGAATGGAAAGGAATGGGAATCCACCACAGATCCGGATCTGATTATGAAGGAAGCTGCAGACTGGTGGGAATATTATCAGGTCAGTGCCGGATATGGTGATGCCCTGAAAGCAAATGACATTGCAATGCTGAATGATATGCTGTTTGAACGTGGTCTAATAGATATAGACCGGTCAGAATATCCGGAAAATAAGCCAGCAAATTGGGATAAATGGGCATTTTCACCAAAGTGGAACACAGGCAAATTCAAATATCTTACTGGTGGCATCACCAGGGTGAAGATTGAAAATCAGAAATTCATCATTCCATATTTTGACCGGAAGGATGACCGGCATATTGCAAAAATGGCTTTCAGATTAAGGCAGGCCCTGCTGAACATCCGGGAAGTGGTGGGCAATGGATCATATCCCATCCTGGAAGCTATAAAAAAGGAAATAGGTGATGACCCCTTTGATGCCATCAATATGGCCTGGGGATGTGCAAATGACAAGATGCTGCTGGAACCGGATCTGTCCATGCTGGGTGTCCAGGGTGGACAGATTGTGACATCAGCCATGGCAGCATCGGTGATGTCAGATCTGGACCGGGGAAATGAACGGTATTCAGATTTTATACATTAAAAATGAAGGGTGGTAATATGGACAGAAATATAATTGAAAACAATTTTACCTATCATCCACCAAAGGGTGGGCAGCCGGATAAATATGAAAGCATCAGGTCCATGGCAAAAAATCTGGCCATATTAATAGATAAATCATGTCCGGATTCCAGGGAAAAATCACTGGCCATGACAAAACTTGAAGAATCTGTGATGTGGGCAAATGCATCCATTTCCCGGAATGAATGATGATACAGACTGCAGGAAATTATAAGTTTAAATTTGTGTGGTGGAAGGAAGTGATCAATGCCATTCTTCATATTATCATAGGTGCAGCAGTGGCACACACATTTCTTCCATATCTGCCGGTCTGGCTGATTGTGATTCTTCTGCTGCTGGCCGGTGCCATCCGGGAATACTGGCAAAATCAGCGTGGCAAGATCCAGCCACTTTGGATGTCCGGCATCGATGCAATAACCATTGCCCTGGGTGGCCTTATATGGTGGGCATTAATAATGCATTTTCAGATAAATGTGGATTTTTTATAAACCATTTAATTTAACCAGAAAGGGGAAAGACCATGGAATTTGATCTTTTCACAATCATTGCAACAATCCTGGGATTTTTGGTGGCCACTTTCGGTGCCAAATGGGGATTGAAAAAAATCATCATGGGAACATCAAAATGGGCAAAGGCCCTGAATCCTGTGGCCAAAGAAATGGATCAGGCATTGACTGTCATTGGCCAGGCAGCAGAAGACGGTGATCTGACTGCAGAAGAATTAAAACAGGTATTCACAGAATCAAAGGATGTCTGGGATGCCATCAAAAATGTGGATGATCTGACAAAGGCAAAACAGGCAGCAGCCAATAAATAAAAAATAAAATTATGGCAGAACAGACAAACACCAAAAAGGATCCCAGGATATTCACCCAGGTGGGTCGGGCAGGATTTGACCTGCTGTATAAATATGGTATATCTGACAAGGAAAATCCTGATAAACTAATTTCATCCAAAGGGATGGAATATATTGAAAAAAAGGTGGAAAGGGACACCCATTTCACCAGTGTCCTGGCCACCAGAAGACAAAAGTTGATGAAAAAGGGATGGCGTGTGGATCCGGCATCCGATTCTGCCAGGGACATCCAGATTGCAGATTTTGTAAAAACACAGCTTAATGATATGCAGGGCAGTTTTGAAAATGATCTGGAAGCCATGCTGGATAAAATCAGCAAAGGATTCAGTCTGACTGAAATCAATTATATTCCATTGGTGCGTGGCAAATATCAGGGTAAGGTGGGCCTGGAATCACTTAGATTTAAACCAGCCAAATATTTCACATTCAAGTTTGATGATTTTGGCCGGTGGACCATCCGGCAATGGGATCCAAAGGAAACAGATCTGCCCACTTATAAATTTGTCCATGTCATCAATGGACCAAATGATGAAAATCCATATGGTGATTCCTATGGTGCAAAATCTGCCTTCTGGGTGTGGCTGAAAGAAAATGAAGCAAAATTCTGGGCCATCTTTTCTGAAAGATTTGGCATGCCACTGACCAGGGTGGAAATGCCCACAAAAGCCACCCAGGAAGAACAGGATAAGGTGGATGATATTTTAGAAGCTGTCAGAAGGGACACCGGGATCCGGGTCCCAAAGGGATTCATGGTGGATTTCCTGGAAGCACAAAGGTCCGGTGATGTGGCGTATGACAATTTTATTGAACGGTGCAACAAAGAAATAAGCAAAATAATAATCGGCCAGACACTGTCCAGTGAAGAAGGGAAAAGGGGCCAGGGATCTTATGCCCTGGGCCAGACACATGCCCAGACAATGGAAGATTATATTGCCTTTGATGCATTTGATATCAGCCAGGCTGTAAACAAACAAATCATAAAAAGGCTGGTGGATTATAATTTTCTAACAGATACATATCCGGTCTTCAAATTCCTGGGCATTGATATTGGTGCCCTGATATCATTATCACAGACCATTGCAAATCTGGTCAAGGCTGGAATGAAGATCCCTGTCCAGTGGGCACATGAATCCACAGGGATTCCGATGGCCACCGGTGATGTGGAAATATTAAAGCCAGTGCAGGAAAGTGGGGAACCATCCGGCCTGGACAAAAGAGCAGGGATGGAAGAATTCCAGGATGATGATTTCATCCCAGATCCGGATGAATATGAAAAATTATATGATCTTTATTCAAAACAGGGAACCGGTATATGGACAGGATTTATAAACTGGTTCAAAAAAGACAGTAAAAAAAAAATTTAAAACAGATCCGGAAGGGTCTGAAATTGAAATATCTGCCGGTTGAACCATATGCAGATATTGTGGCCAGATCAATTATTCTGGCACATTTATATGGCAGAAATGACATGAATGAAACCATGGGACAAATAAAGGCAAAATCATTCCAGGGAGAAGAAATTCCCACTGCCTATGATGCAGCTGTGAAATTCTTCCTGGCAAAGAATATCATCACTAAAGATCAGTTTGATCTGCTGGAAAAAAGGGCAAGAAAATATGCATTCACTGTGGCCAAAGTTGACAGTGAACGTGCCCTGGAAGCCATAAAAACTTCACTGGATGATGCCCTGTCCCTGGGCCTGCCCATGGCAGAATGGCTGAATAATGTGGATAGTGTTTTAATGAATTCCGGTATGCATGCATTGAATGATTTCCACTTAAAGACAGTATTCAGAAACAACATGCAGACTGCCCTGAATGAAGGCAGCATGGAAATGATGAAACAGGCAGATATATCAGAATTTCCATTGTGGCAATATGTGGCAATATTGGATGGCCGTGAAAGACCATCACATAAAGAAAATCATGGATTTACTGCACCGGCAAATGATCCGGTCTGGCAGGTCCTGCAGCCACCACTGGACCACAACTGCCGATGCCGGATCAGACCGGTGCATACAAGTGAAGGATTAAAATCATCATCCGGAAAACCGGTGGTGAATCCGGATGAAATGAAATTTGTGACACCGGAAAAAGTCAAAAAGGCAAAGAAGGCTGCAGCAGCAAAGAAGGTTGCAGCAGTGAAAAAATCTGCAGCAAAAATCACTGATCCGAAAATGGTCCGGGAAGAAATCCGGAAAACCCATCTGGCCGAAATGAAAAAAATTGTTAAGATGGAAAACAAACAGGAAGAATATAAAAAATTGTGGTCAGTATGCCAGTGAAATCCTGTCCATGGGCCTGGAATACTTTTTCAAAGATCCATATGCTCTGGCCACCGGTGATCCGGAATATTTTGATTTTATATACAATCTGGTCCGGGGAAAATACTGATGTCAAAAGTGACCATAAAAATATTTGGCCAACAGGCCACCATTGAAGGATATCGATCGGCCAGTGAAAATAAAAGGATCCAGGAATTTTTAAATATCAGAATGGATCCGGATGGACCATCACCATCAGATCCATTTCCGGAATATCATGCTGCACTGGATGCCATCAAAGAAGATGACCAGGCAGAAATTATTGAAGTCATTGATGACCGGGAAATGGAACTGAACCTGGTATATTAAAAGGGGATCATTATGAAACAGTTTAAACAGTATGCACATGATGCCAATGAAGATGGCAGCATAAATGTCCGGGATCTGGATATATTCAGGCTGGGCAGGCACAAAGGATTCAGCTACACCAAGGAATGGGCCGGGGATGCCATTGGCAATTTTGAGAAGGAAAAAAAAGATGGATTTTTTCCTTCTGTCATAATTGGCCATAACAAAGAAGGGCAGGCAGAAGAAAAGCCAGCCAGGGGATTTCTGGACAACATGAAACTGGTGGGCAATGATATTGTGGCTGACCTGGTGAAAATACCTTCAAGGGTATTTGAAGAATTAAAGACCAGGGCATATCCACACAGATCCGTGGAAGTCAATCCGGATAAAAAAAGAATCAGTGCCCTGGCCCTGCTGGGTGGCACAACACCATTTCACAAACTGCCCATCATGGAATTCCTTGATGAAACAGATGAAGATGCCGTGGTCATTGACCATGAACTGTTTGCCCAGGTTGACATGGATGCATTGCGTGAAAAATTTGGTGGGAAATGTTTCAAATGTGGAAAGAAGAAGGACCTGGAATTTGCCCACATCCGGAAGACTGGTGTGTCTGGCCGTGGCCGTGGCCAGAAGGCCAGATATTATGACATAATGAACCATCCTAAATCATACCGGCTGCTGTGTGATGAATGTCATTTGAAATTTGAACGTGGTGAAATCAAGATGGATGAAGATGATGATTTCCAGGTGGATCTGGAAGACCTTCTGGAAGAAATTGAATTCCAGGAAATTGATTTGAAGGCAGCCATAGATCTGGACCAGAAGCTGCGTGGGATCCGGCAAATCTGGTGGAAGGTGACTGAGTTTATTGACAAGGTTATGTATGACAAGGAAAAAAATGAAAAACAAAAAAAGGATGAAATCAAAGGTCTATTAAACCAGGGACAATCAATATTAAAAACCGAAATTAATAAATTTAACCAGGGGGAAAATACCATGGAAAAGAAATTCACTGATGAAGATCTGCAGAATGCCAAAAAATCAGGCTATGCTGAACAGTTTCAGCAGGATTTTGGCATGTCACCGGAAGAATATAAGAAGAAACAACAGAAAGAAGCCGGTGAACAATTCCAGGCCAGGGTCAAGGCCATAGCAGATGATTTAAAAAAGCGGAACATTGCACCGGCCATCATTGATGAAGCAATGGTGCCTTTTATGCAGCAGTTGCCACAGACCGGAATTGTAAAATTTCAGGCTGATGGCAAGACCGTTGAAATGGATCACCTGAATGCATTCAAAGAAATGCTGGACAAAATATTTCAGGTCAATGATGAAGGGAAGCTGATTGTGGATCTGACTGAAAAAGAATCCGGTCCCGGTGGTGATAAGCTGGAAGATCAATACCAGGGTGATTCAGAAGATGTTCAGGCCATACATGAAAAGGCTGTCCAGATGGCCGAAAAGGAAAGCGGTGAAAAATCCGGTGAAAAGTTTGACAAGGCATATTTTGCTGCCGTGGCCAAACTGCAGGATGAAGCTGCTACCAAACAGCATGCCAAGAAATAGGCATCCAAAGCAGATCCGGAATTTAATTAATTGAAATAAAAATTTATTCCAAAAGGGGATAACAATGAAAAGCTATCAACCAGGTCCCATCATCACCATGGTGGCTGCAGAAGCACTATACAAACACCGGTTTGTTGATTGTTTAGGAACCACCGTGGTGGATCTTAAATGTGCCGGTGTCACACTTTTTGATGCAGCATCCGGTGAAACCGTTTCAGTGCAGTGTTCAGGCATTGCGGTAGTTGAATCAGGTGGTGCCATCACAGCTGGGAATCATGTTTCTGCAGATGCAGATGGCAAGGCAGTGGCACTGACCATTGACAACGTGAATGACATTCCCAAAAACAATGGCGTGGCATTGGACACGGCCAGCGATGCAGGGGAATTCATCAGGGTCCGGCTGATCTAACCCGGTCCATTTCATCCGTTGCAATAATGAATAACAGAAATAATAATATTTAAAGGGGGACATGAAAATGGCCGGAAGATTAGCACAATTACGTGCATCCACAAATCCCATCCTGACATCATTTGCGGTGGGATTCAAACCAGTTGCTGGCATTGCCAGGCTGGTGGCACCGATTGTCCGGGCAGACCGGGAATCAGGCACACTGTTCACATTTGGAAAGGAAGGATTTTTCATTTATGACACCCAGCGTGCCCTGCGTGCAAATGCCAAAAAGGCTGATTTCCATCTGTCCAGTGATACGTTTCTTTGTACGGAACATGCCATTGAAACTTCACTGGATTATAAAGAACTGGACCAGGCATCAAAATATGGTGCAGCCAGGGTCCTGCAATTAGAGCAAAGATCCATCAATTTTACCCAGCGGATCCTGGATGTTGAACTGGAAAAGGCAGTGGCTGACCTGATATTCAGTGGAACCTATTATGCATCCGGGAACAAAGTGACACTGACAGGTGGCGATCAGTTTTCTGATTATGCCAACAGTGATCCACAGGGTGTGGTCCAGACCGGAATGGCTGCTGCCAGGGCAGACATGGGCATTGAACCAAACACCATGGTGATCGGTTACACGGCCTGGCAGACATTGCGATTTCACCCACAGCTTCTGGAAAAGATTAAATATTCACAGAAGGGTATCCTGACAGAAGACCTGGTGGCACAGCTGCTGGGTGTGGACCGGGTGATTGTGGGCAAGAAAGTATATTCCACAGATGCAGGTGTTTTTACAGATTTGTGGGGTGATTATATTGCCCTGATTTATGTGCCAGTGGATGCCCAGGGAAATGTCATGGGCGAAGAAATGGTGGAAGGAACCACACCACATACGGTGATCATTGAAGAAATGGGATATCCGGAAGTCCGGACATATGATGAAAAGAAGGTCCGGTCCTATGAAACCACCAGGAAATATCAGGTGAAAAACATCAGCACTTCCTATGGTTATCTGATTTCTGACACCGTGGCCTGATCTGTTTGACCGGGTCACGGAATGGCCTGGCCCGGTCTTTTAAATTACTATGGTGAAATTTATCAGAAGGACACAACTATCATGAAATCATTCAAATCTGGATTTTTATCTGCCATCCTGGTGGTCCTGCTGCTGCTGGTGATGTCATTTCTTTTTATGGCCCAGGGGCCAAATGGCACAATCTGGAATTATCAGATCCGGGGATTCCTGTATGGCAAAGATGCACAATTTGCCGGTGAACGTGCCTGGGGAACAACAGGAACAGCAGACACCCTGATTGTCACCGGTGTGGACACATCCTGTGTGGTATTTCTGACATCGAAATCTGACAGCGTTTATTTTTATTATGATGTGGGATCAAGTGACACAATATTTGTGACATCAAATCAATCACTGACAGCCACCACAGACAAGTATTCATATCTGGTGATTAAGAATGGCTATAATGCATCAGATTAGTTTGATCTGATCTAATGCCACAATAAACTAAAGATGTTAATTAAATAAAAAGGACCATTAAACATGGCCAAAAACAATAAACCGGAATCCGGATCTGATCTGCTGCAGCTGCTGACTGATCCGGAAAATCAACCACATCAGTTTGTGGGAAAACCGGATGAACTGGCAGCACTGCTGGAAGGACCTGCCCAGGAAAAAGCAGATGCCATCATAAAGGATGCTGAAAAGAAGGCTGCTGAAATTATAAAGGATGCTGAAAAGTCTTCCATTGCTGACATGGATCTGGATGAACTGAATGCTGCCACCGATGCGGTGAAGACAAAGATTTCAACGGAAGCACAGGAAGCTGAAAAGGAATTGCGTGCAGAACTTTTCCAGAAACACGGATATGAACTGATGAATGATGTGATCTATCAGAAGGAACTGCTGCCAGCCGGATCCCGGAACAAACTGGCAAAATTGAAAAAGGCTGAAATATCCAAATTGCTGGAAAAGGGAATCATCCGGAAATAATGTCATGAAGGTCAGGGGAAAACCAGTGCCCGGCCTGCAGAAACATCCTGGGCAGCCGGGCATTTATTAAAGGTGAATTATGCCAGTATATACAACAGCAGCAAAAGTAAAAAGTGAACTTCCTGACAGTCTGCCATCCGGCTGGGAAGCTGCAAACATGACCACATTGATTGCAGATGCATCCGGCCAGGTGGAAGATCTGGTGGGACCATCATATGCATTCACCCAGGAATCCAATGCCCAGAAATTTCCGGAAATTACATCTGATCCGGCCACACCTGCCATGATTGAATATTGTGCCAGGCTGCTGGCAGCATCCATGGGATATGCAAATTTGAAGGAACAGAATAAGTTGTCCGGGAAAGACCTGGAAACAAAATTGAGAACCAAGGCCCAGAATTATCTGCAGCAGATCCGGGAAGGTGAAATTGTGATATCACTTTCCGGATCCAATATGAAAACAAATCCGATTGGTCACACAACGGACCAGCACATTTATCCGGATGATGGTGACGCGGATGATCCGATATTTAATGATGATAATTTCAGTTCATTTATATAAAAAATGGTGGGAAAAGTTTTTTTGAGATTCTTTGAAAATATGGTCAAAATGGCCCAGAAATTAATTTTGACAGGAAAACAGCAATTTAGGCATATAAAACCATTGCTTTTTCAAAATGGTCTTATTTGGCCCATATTTGGCCCAGGCTGAATGATAAAAATATGGCACAGAATTTGTATGACCGGGAAAAAGGCCCAAAAACAGGGCAGCAAAATGTGTGCCAGGTATGTATTTATGAAGGCATGCAAACATGATGCCAAAAAGGTGATAAATGGCAAATATTTCAGTTGAAGTGCATGGTGAACCGGCAAAGATTGAATTAAAGGACCACCAGATCCGGATGTCAAATCTGCAGCCATTCTTTGTAAATTTTTACACTTATATGTCCAGCATCATCACCGGCATGTTCATCAGATTGAAATCAGGTGGCAAAGACCGTGGTGTGGAATGGCCATGGTTTGCACCACAGTACACCAGGGCAGATGGCACAATTATTCCGGCAGAAGGAACCAGGGAAGTGCAGGGAAGATTAAGGCCATCAGGAACAAGGGTGACAAAATCTTCTAATTTAATGCGTGACACAGGCATGATGCAGTCCGGTGTCCTGGATGTAAAAAGGACCGGAAAGACAAAATTGATCATGGACAGCAGTGTGGAATATACCGGATATCAGAATCAATTAAGGCCATTCCAGTTTTTTGAATATCCGGCTGACTATAACATGGCAGAAAGAATGGCCAGGAAATATCTATATGGATGATGCATTAAACACCTGGGAAACGGAAGTCATAAATCTGTTTAAAGGGACCGGTGCCTATGATTCAAATGATCTGACAGATAATGTGTCTGCAGCAAATATGCATGTGAAATTGCGTGAAGACATCCGGACATATTATGGTGCCCAGGTCCCGGCCATCGGTGTCATGTCATTCAATGTCACGGAAGTCAGTGACAACCGGGATGAAATTCAGATGCTGGCCCAGGTGGTACACACCGGTGCGGATTTGCCCACACTGGATAATACGGTAAAGATTATCATCTGGAAGATGTGGAAATTATTAAAGGCCCAAAGGGCAACCGGGAACAATGAATGTTTAAATGGCAATGCAGAAGATATTGAAAATATGTCTGCAGATATCATTCATGGTGGAATCCCGGAAACTGACAGTGATGATTTTTCAGCACTGTTTGCCCTGGGTGAACTTAGATTTACAATAATCAGCAAAGGGGAAGAATGATGGATGATGAAAAATTGAATGATGAATCACAGGATAAAAAAATCAAAAAAAAGAAAATCAGGGCCATCCGGGTCCGGGCGGTGAAATACAGGATATACAATCCCATGAAGAAAATAGCAACAGAATATATAGAAGGGGATGAAATATCACCTGTCTGGCCAGAAATTGTCAAACTGGCAGAACAGGACACTGGCCACCGGTCACTGGTCATTATATATGAATAAACTGAAAATAAAATTTTAAAAGGGGGAAATTAAAATGGCCCAGAATTTAAACCAAGTCATGTGGGGTGAAGGTGTGGCTTTTATAGCTGGAAAAGAAGCTTTTGAAATCCAGGAACTGGCCCTGAAATTCGGCCTGGAAACAATCACCGGCAGGAAAGGTGATTCAGGTGGAAATATTGTGGAAATCACAGGCCAGCCGATTACCGGCAGGCTGGGATTTCTGGGATTCAATGCATCACTGATGGCCACAATGACCGGTGGATCTTCTGCCACAGGGACAGTCAAAAGGATCCGGGAAGAATCCCTGACCGTGGCAACCAATGCCGTGACCACATCACAGTCACCGATTGCAAACACAATGCGTGTTGTGGAATCCGGATCATTAAAGATCCCTTTAAAACAGGTGTCCGGTGCACCGGCAGCAGCAGATGAATATCAGTTGTCTGCAGCCACCACAATCACATTGAACACAGGAACTTTTTCTGATGGCACAATCATGAAAGTATCATATTTTTACACGGATGGTGCTGATGGTGAAACCGTGACCATTGATCCCACAGATCTTCCGGATTCATTTGAACTTTATGCATCCATCCGGACCAGGGAAAAATTTGGTGCCACAAAAGGTGATGCAGTGATTTATGCAGCCAAATGTAAAAGGACCGGTGAATTTGGATTTGGTTCAGGAATAGGTGATTTCACATCCTTTGGATTTGACATCAATATTGAAATTGACAATTCCGGTGACCTGCTGGTCTATTTCCCATAAACCATAAACCATAAAAGGTGGCAGATGTCTATAGAAGAAAAGGAAAAAAGGCTGCTGGATCTTCTTCCCAGATTTGAAAAAATCCGGGAATTTAGGGAAAAAATGTATTCCAGGAAGGTCCAGAGAAGATTAAAAGATCTGTACAAAAAAATTCACTATTTCAAAGATGATATCCGGATCCCTATTCCAAATCTTTGGGCCTATGCTGAAATTGAAGACAGATATGAATCAGTTGACAATATTGATCTGAACAATAAAAGGCACCTGGCCTTTGTGCTGGTCATCCTGGAAAACCAGGAAGATCCGGATTTCAATAAATTAAGTGAATCAGAAATCACCCAGAAGGTGATTGCCCGGATGCAAAAGATTCCTGCCAATGAATATGAAGACTGGTCCAGGGCAGTATATGAAGTCTTTATGATGTTAAAAAAAAACTCAATCAGGAAGACGGAAGTGGTTCTGCAGGAAGCCAGGGACATATTGGCTGGCCAGAAATAGCTTCCTATCTGGCCAAAGAAACCGGCAGGCCACTGGATTATTTCATCCGGGATCTGAACCTGATCAATATTTCTGAATTTCTTTTCCGCTTAGAATCTGCCAGCAGATTGATGCACCAGAAATCAATCCCTATTAATCAAAATCTAAAGGTGAATTAATGCCACGAGAAGAATACAACTGCCCGGAACAGAAAAGGTTGACAAATATTGAAACAAAGGTGGATGAAATCCTGCTGAACAGGGAAATTCCATATATCAAAAAGAAGATTGACACTATTATTAAAAAACTTGATAATGGAATTATTTCAAAAGTGAACCAGGCCCTGCAGCAACAGCAGCAGATGTCACATGATATTCAAGTCCTGCAGAATCAAATTGTTTCAAGACCAGTGGATCCGGACACAAATGAACCCATGGAAAGAAGGGTCCCACCACAACAGGCACCACCACCGGAAAAACAAATACGTGAGAAATGGAATCAACTGCCCATAATAAAAAAATGGGGTGTTATCAGCATTGTTCTGGGACTATTATTTAAACAGGAAATCAGGGAATTTATCAGCTCAATCTGGAAGGCATATATAGGGCAGTGAATGCAGATCTGGATGAAAAAACAATCACTCTGGAATCGGGTGATGTTACCATGTTTCTGGAAATACTGGATTTTAATATCACATATTTCAGAAAGGTTGTCAGGTGTATTGATTCACAGGAATATAAAAAACAGCTGACCAGATCTGAAACAATGCACAAAGATCTGATGGACAGCCTGGGGAAAAAATGGCGAGAAAAGATAAAGATATCCGGCTGATTGTCCAGGCAGAAGTGGACAAAGCCATCCGGGATCTGAAAAAGACAGATCAGCAGATTGATAATATGTCAAAATCTGCAAAGACCGGTGTGCCATCGTTCACTGCATTAAAAGGTGCAGTGTCCGGATTTGTAGGTGCCCTGGCTGTCCGGGAACTGGCCCAGGGTGTCATTGAGCTGGGAAAATTAGGTGCCCAGGCCCGGAATGTGGAAACGGCATTCAGAAAACTTCAGGGAAGTGATGATCTGCTGGAATCAATGCGGAAGAATATCAGGAAATCCGTTTCAGATCTGGAATTAATGCGGTCCGCACTGACAGCCATTGATTTAGGTGCCACAAATGAACAGATGGAAATCTTCACCAAATTTGCCAGGTTTGAAACTGTCCGGAAGGGTGGCAGTGAACTTGAAAAGCTGTCAAATATCCTGGGTGGTGTTTTGCGTGGATCCACTGAACTTCTGGATAATTTTGGCCTGTCATTGACACAGGTCCAGCGTGAAGAAGAAAATCTGGCCAAGGCCATGGGCAGAAGACTGACCACAATGTCTGCAGCAGAAAGAAGGACATTAAGGGTCCAGGCTGCAGTCAATCTGATGGATCAAAGACTGCAGGCAGCCGGTGATTCTGCCCTGGAATCTGCAGACGATTCACAACAGGCAGCAGCTGCCTGGGAGAATCTGCAGGTGGCCATAGGAAAATTAATTGATCAGCCGGTATCAGATTTTTTCAGCGTGGCAGCCAGTGCCATGAATTTTGCAGCAGATGCCATCAATAATCTTGAAAAAGGATTCATATCATTTCAACTGGCAGTGTTAAACCGGATTAATCCATCTTTGGAAAAATTGCTGCAGGGTCTGGATGAATATTCAAAGCAGGTGGTCAATGCAGACAAAGAAGTCCAGCAATATATGGATATCTGGGTCCAGGTAAATCTGCAGCTGGCCAAGGCAAAGGAAAATCTGCAGCTGGTCAATAATGTTTATGGTGAACAATCAGACCAGGCAAAGAATGCCAGTGCCAAGGTGCAGGAAAATGCAAAACTGGCCCATGATTCATATTTATTGCTGCAGAAAAGGGTGGTGGAATTAAGAAAAGAGCTGGGAAAACCACTGGATCTGGATGTTGGGGAACCGGGCAGCGTGGTGGATCCAAAGGCCCTGGAAAAAGCCCAGGCAGAAGCAAAAAGACTGGCAGAAAACTATGAAGGTGCCATGAAATTAATCCAGGAATCCAGTGAAGAAACATCACAAAAACTTTTAGATGATGCTAAAAAGATAATTGAAAAATATAATGAAATGCATCAAAGGAATTTGGAACTGGACCGGGAACAAATTGCCATGGTCAAGGAAATCAGTGAATATAATCTGCAGGAAGCCATTGCAGTATCTGATTACCTTCTGGAAAATTGGGAATTCACGGAAGAAGAAAGGAAAAGACTGCTGGAATTGCGGAAGGGATGGGTGAAGGATGCAACTGATTATGAACTGGACCAGGCGAAAAGGACAGCAAGGGAATTGACCGGAATATTTGACCGGCCAATGCAGACAATGGTGGAAGCTTTTATTAAGGGTCAGAGAACAGCCGGTGAAATATGGTCAAATTTTATTGATTTCCTTCTGGCTGAAATTGCCAGATTCCTGACATCAAAACTGGTCAGTGCATTTATAAATTTCCTGGTGGATTCGCTGACCAGTGGCCTGGGTGGTCCGGTGGGTGGATTTTTATCTTCTGTCTTTGGCAGTGGTGGTGGATCCAACACAACCAAAGGTACAACACCAGGAACAAATATTGCACCAACAGCAGGACCTGGTCTTCCGGCCAACAGCCTGCCAAAAACAGCAGGGCCACCGGTCCCATCATTTATGCAGCCTGGCAGCATATCCAGCATAAACACAGACAACAGCCAGACTATTGATGCCGGATCCTGGCAGCTGATCATCCAGGGCAATGTCTTTGGTGATGACAAAAGACTGCTGGATGGTGTAAAAAAAATGCAGCAGGAACATCTGCACAGGATTAAAAGATCAATCAATCAAAGTCCGATATGAAAACCATAACATCAGATTTTACTGCAGCACAGGAAAAGGCCACCACACAACTGGTCAAGATTATTCAGATTATGGGCCAGTATGATGGTGAAATCACTGAAAGAATAAGTGACACACAGCTGAAAATATCAGGTGATGCCACCAGTATATTTTCATCAGGTGATTACATCTGCATTCCACTTGTGGATTTTGAAACGGATTATCAGATTGCATCCAGTCCATCCCATGCAGCCGGTGAAACGACCATTACAATATCCGGGACACTTCCTGCCACAATCACAGGATATCACATTGCCAGGGTATTATATATACAGGGTGGTGAAACAGATTACCTGGTGGAAAATGGAATCAGTCCGATTGAGTTTGACACGGAAGGTGACACCTTAAATTCCTTCATGGCATCCAATGTCAAACTGATGGTGGACAACAGTGAAGGCGTTTTTTATGAATCAGGTGGCAATGGTGTTTTTAACCTGCACACCACCTGCTGGATCAGAATAAAATTAGGATATAAGTCAGACACCACCCGGCTGCAGTATTTTGGTGGCATAGTGGTCCGGGAATTAATCTATCCGGACAAATACCGGAAGATTGTGACATTCCAGGCCATGGGATTCCTTAAAGAACTGGAAAGATATCCAGGATATGAATTGAGCCAGGAATCAGGATATTTTCTAAAACTCAAAGGTGTGACCGTGAAGTCTGTTTCTGTCCCATCCGGTGCCCAGGCAGGTGTTTTTAAACTAAACTATAAATTTGAATCCAGATCCATCCAGGGCATCACCATCACCGATGTGGATCCTGACACAAACACTGGAAATAAAATATTGAGATTTGTATATCCGGATCTGTTTTCCTGGGACAATGGTGATCTGACACAGCTGACAGAAGACACTGATGACCAGACACTGACTGCAGAAGACACCACTACAATCACAGTTGACTGCACCACATTTGATGTGCAGAACCGGGAAGAAATTGTGATCATTGAAAATGAATTGAAGCCGGAAGTTGTGAGCCAGGGAACACCCATGCTGCAATTCAACAAAGGCCAGTGGGAAGAAATTGTCAGCGATTTTATCCGGGTGATAAGATATGATGGTGCCAGCTATACGGAAGAAACTGCAGAAAATAATCTGGATGGTGACGAATATGAAGCCATCGATGATGCCAGTGATTATTTATATCTGTTTTCAGACCGGCCATTTTATGGTTTAAAGATTGTCCTGGGTGAATCATCTGATCTTGCATCCAGCACAATTCAGATTGAATATTCACAGGGATTTCAGACCTGGCAAAGTCTTTCAATAACAGATGGCACCAGTAATTTATCACAGGATGGGAACATCACCTGGACCAAAGCTGCAGCAGAAGGGTGGCGGCCCACAGCCATGGAACCATCCGGCCTGGAAGATGTCCTGAATTTATATGCAGTCCGGATATCACTTTCATCATATGGATCCGGGACATTGTATATGGACCGGGCCACCAGAAGGATCCGGCTGTATGGCACTGATGGCCGGACAATAGATTTAGAACATGATTTCAGGGAATTCGGGACAGAAAATCTGGAAGAAGATCTGATCATCCGGCAGGATTCATCCGGAAACTGGATTCCGGCAAACTGGTATAGAAATCTGCCTATAAACAAAGTGGTGGAATTGTGCCTGGATAAAGCAAATATTTTATCTGCTGACCGGAATATTGATACACTGGCCATCACCAGTGGAAGTCCTGGAATTCATGTATTCGGCCAGGCACCATATCCGTTTTATGGGAAGAAAGTCAATGCTGCTGTCTGGGATTCTTCCAGATCCGTGTGGTGGCTGGGCGTGGAAAATGAATTGTGGACATTTTCTGAAACAGAAGGATTCACCCATGTTCACACAATTCCGAAATATACCGGTGTGGGTCCATATGTATATACCATCCGGGCACTGGCAATGGATTCAGGCAATTATGTTCATGGTCTTATAGGATATAAGACAATAACAGTTCCGTTTGCAACCTTTGCCGGTGTGATCCGGGCAGATGAATCAACGATTACCTTTTCGATTGATGATTTGACCTATGGTGCACCCATGAATGGCACCAGACAGGCCAGGGATGGAAAATATTATACTGATGAAAATGTCATTGGATATCAGGCATCACCTTTAAGGGAAGCCGGTGAAAATCTGTGCATACCATATCCACAGATCCTGTCACATTATCCCGGATCAGATAATGTGCTTTATGATGCAAATGGTCTGGACACTGGTGTGGTGACTGGAAATGGCCGTTTCTATTTTGGAACCGGCTGGCCTTCAAATCCAAATTCAGGAACAGTTTATTTTTGCCCACCCGGCCATTATTTCCTGGCAGACAATGTTCTGGGTGGTGGTGACGTGGGATATTTGGGATTTGCCTTTGAATTAGGATCACCATTTATGTATTGGTGGGATTATTCAAACACCAGGTGGATCCTGTGGTTTTTATATGCAAATCCTACCTATCACCCAAATGATATGTCAGAAATAATGTGGATGGATTATCAGGGGAACACCGGTTCATTATACGATATTGAAGCAAATATGGACATTCACACAA